ATCCAAAGGACCAACAGGATTTTCTATAGGGTTATAAGATCTATCGGCAGCACCAATAGTTCTTCCTGACTCATATGAGCCTCCTGCCATGAGCATAGGAGTGATTGCGGGCCAGTGATCTCTACCTGCATTTGCGTTGAACTTAGTTCTTCCAAATTCTCCAGTAACAACAAGTAAAACTTTTTTACTCATCCCTCTTTCCTTTATGTCTTGCAGGAAGCCAGAAAGAGCCTTGTCGAGAGGAGGAACTTTGCCTTGCATAGCCTTGGATATATTACTATGCATATCCCACCCCCCATAATGTAGGGTTATGAACCTTGTACCATTTTCAGCTAGCCTTCTAGCTAATATTAATTGTTCTCCAATATCCTTAGCCTTAGTCGAACCATAAAGAGCTTTCGTAGCTTCGCTTTCTTTTTCTACAGCAAAGGCTTCTTTTGCAGAGCCTAGTATGACATCATAGGCCTGACCTTTATAGAATTGTACTGACTCTGCTCCCTTACTAGACACCCTTGCCGCATCTAGTCCTCTGAGTAGATCTTTTCTTGTTGAGAATCTGTCAAGCTCAACTCTTGGTGTGAGATTGTCTTTATTGGACGGATCAAATGGTTTAAATGCTCCACCCAACCAAGCACCCTCATCACCCTCGATTTTACCTTGTTTAACATATGTGGGTACTCCATTATCTGGATGATTGGCTCCATATATAGCAGAAACTATAGACCCAAAAGAGGGGTATTTTGCTATAGATGTAGTGCTTCTTTCAGGGTTGTAGTGACCTGTCATCATAAAGTGCGTCCCTTGTCTATGGGAAGAATCTTTATGACTAAAAGAGTTTACAATATTTAACTTTGACGTATGCTTAGAAAGTTCGACCCAATCTGCACCTAAAGTAATGTTAGTTTTTGGATCATGTATAGCGCCATTAACAGGTTGCCATTCTGTTGGAACCGTATCGTTTGGTGCGTGAAAAGTCTCAAATTGAGTTGGACCACCTCCCAACCATACCCAAACAACAGTCTTGTCTTCATAGCTGCTAAGGTCTTGAGCTCCGAGAGCATAGTCTGAAAGGCCTACTGCTGACATTCCAGCACCAATAGAGCCTATTCTTAGAAAGTTTCTTCTATCAAATACAAAATCAATCATCGTTAACTCCAAAAAAAAGGTGCAGTATATATAGATATACACCTAAAAGTCGTCAACCAGCGTTCCTACTGAGTACTCAGTCACTCTTGTTTCAAAGAAGTTCTTACATTTTTCTAAATCAATTATCTCACTCATCCAAGGAAAAGGATTTTGAGCATCACCGAAAGGTGAAGGCAATCCAAGATTTGTTAATCTCCTGTCAGCTATAAACTGCACATAATCAATAAACATGTCTGAGTTTAAGCCTAGAATGCCGGTAGGTAACACATCTCTAGCATACGCAAGCTCAAGCTCCATAGCCATTTCGATGTGAGCTAGAGTCTCTTTTTCAAATGCCTTTGTCCAAACTTTGGGATTATCTTCCCTAATTCTATTAATAAGCTCCGTACCAAACTTGATGTGAAGGCTTTCATCACGTAACGTATACTGAATTTGTTCTCCAGTACCGGGCAGTTTATTTTGTCTATTAAAAGACAGGAGCATCGCAAAGCCCGAGAAAAAGAATATACCTTCACAGATAATGTAGTATGTAATAATGTTCCGTAAAAACTCTCTCTTGCCTTCTACTGTATTGATATTAAAGTCTGGACGATTAATATCTGTAGTGATATTCATTAAAAATTCATCTTTAGCTTTTATGCTTGGAATTGAATTATAGGCTTCATACACTTCATCAATATCCAAGTTCAGTGAATCACAAACATACACTACAGTTAGATTGTGGAGGCTCTCTTCATATGCTTGACGCAGGATATACTGTCGGCATTCTGGATCGGTTACAAACTTAAATATACTGAGAAGCAAATTATTAGCTACTAAAGATTCTGAACCAGCGAAGAAGCCAAGACATCTTTTAACTACATTCTTTTCGTCTTCAGACAGGAGATTAGATTTCCACTGCTCAATATCCTTTGACATAGAAATTTCTGTAGGCATCCAGTTATTAGCTGCTCCATCAATAAACAAGTCCCATGCCCATTTGTTAACATGTGGCAATATCTGGTTCACTACAGACACTTTATCTGAAATTATTTGTTTACTTTTTTTCATCTTCCTTCAGTCTCTCAATTATTTTTTGTAACAAATCTTTTACTTTTTCAGTCTCTTCAATATTAAGCTCTAGCCTATATTTTATAGGAGAAGTTGAGCTTTGTCTAAATTCTACAAATCTCATTGGCAACTTTCACACCCCGGATCTAATATAGAACAGGCCTTTGCCTCTTTAATTATACCTTCATTTTTACTATTCACTTCAGAAATTGTTGACTTTTCTAACCTTGTAGCAGCTTTACTTCTCAAATAGTAAGTCGTCTTTAACCCCTTCTCCCATGAATACATATACATGTCATTAAGATATTTAAGGCTTTCATGTTTATTATAAAGGTTTAAGGACTGCCCCATATCTATCCACTTCTGTCTTGCTGAAGCTGCATCTATAAGCGTATGAAAATCTACATCAAAGGCATTTTTAAATTGTTCTTTTAACGAGTCATCTAAATCTACAAGTGCTGTTACATCTCCATCTACACTTTTTAAAGCGTCTACCAAAGCCTGTGACCATATGCCCTTTTTCTTAGCCATGTTTACAAAATGTTCATTTATCATAGTAAACTCACCACTTAGCGTCGAATATACAAATAGAACCGAGTAGTCTGGCTCAATAGATTGAGAGCAACCTTGTATATATGAGATTGTAGCAGTAGGAGCAATAGCCATCACATTTGAGTTTCTCATGCCGTATTTTGCGACCAGCTCTCTAACTGAGTCCCACTCATCTAGTGTTTCAAACGACCCTCTATTATCCGGGACATTCCTTGGGTTTCTATCTGACATCATTTCACAAAAAGTGTCGATAGGGAAATTGCCTTTATCCCATTCAGATCCTCCAAAAGAGGGATAGGTCCCCTTCTCTTTTGCAAGCAGGGAAGATGTCTTAATAGCATGCAGGGAAATAAATTCTTGTACTTTGTCACATAAAGCAACTGCTTCTGGTGAGTCATAATTTATGCCCAATTTATGCAGCATGTCATGAGTTCCCATGATGCCGAGACCAACGGGTCTATTTTTTATATTAGAGTTTCTAGCTTCTTCTGTTGGGTAAAAGTTAAGATTAATAACATTATCAAGTCCTCTTACCGCAACCTCCACAGTCTTTTGAAGTTTCTTCCAATCTATAGTTCTTACCTTCACATGGTTTGAAAGATTTACACTTGCCAAGTTACATACTGCAGTCTCCCCTCTTTCTAGTACCTCACCTTCATTATAAACTGTTGGTTTAGTATGTAACAATATCTCTGTGCAGAGGTTGGATGAGTGAACGACTCCTACATGCTTATTACTGTATCTAATATTTGATGGATCTTTAAAAGTAACCCAAGGATGTCCCGTTTCAAATAGAGACTTCAGACATTTTTTCCATAAGTCTTTTGCAGGAATTTTCGTAAAGTTCTTAATCTCACCCTCATCGGCCATCTTCTTATAATGTTTATAAAGTTTGCTGAACTTTTCCCCATAAGTCTCGTGTAGATCAGGACATTCAGAAGGATCAAATAGATACCAGTCATCCTCTTTCTTTACATGAATCATAAACTCATCAGGTATCCATAATGCAGTATTCATATCATGACATCTTCTTCTGTCATCTCCAGTATTTTTCCTGAGATCTAAGAAGTCTTCAACATCTAAATGCCAAATTTCTAAATAGGCACATCCAGCGCCTTTTCTTTTTCCTCCTTGATTAACTCCAACAAGAGTGTCATTAAATATCTTCAACCAAGGCACCAACCCTGATGATTTGCCATTCGTTCCTTGAATGTATGATCCTGAAGACCTAACTGGAGTCCAGTCCACGCCTAATCCACCAGCATACTTTGACAACCTTGCCTGTCCATGAATAGTCCCAAAGATACCGTCAATTGAATCATGGACGGTACTTAAGTAACAGGAGGATAGCTGCGACCTTTGTGTTCCACTGTTGAATAGGGTAGGAGTAGATGGGGAGTATCTAAACTCAGACATCATATTATAGATTTCTACAGCTTTTTCTTCCTTGTTTTCTTCATCTAGGCAAAGCCCCATAGCAACTCTCATGTAGAAAGCCTGCGGAGACTCCATCCTCCTTTCTTTGATGTGAATAAAATACCTATCATATAAGGTTTGAATTCCTAAATATTTAAAAAGAGAATCTCTTTCTGGACATAGCTTTTCTGACAACAGGTTTAAATCATATGAAAGAAGATCCGAATTTAGTCTTCCCACTTTTACAAGACGTTTAATATTTTGTATAAAGGATTTTCTGTACTGAAGATCAAAAACATCGCTATCAACCCCTTCTCCAAAAACTTCTTTATAGAGATTATTCAGTAGTAGTCTTGCCGCTACATATGCGTAGTTTGGTTCTTTTTCAATCTTAGACCTTGCTGACATAATCAGTGCTTTGTCAATTTCTACAGTAGGGATTTTGTCGTAAAGCTGTAAGCTAGCATCTAATACAATCTCGCTTATAGACACATCAGATAAGTCTTTAGATGCCCTCTCTACACATTCATTTATTTTGTCTAAGTTTAGATTTTCCAGTCTTCCGTTGCGCTTCTTTACTTGCTTATTCTTTGAGGACATTTTAAACCTTGATTATAATCATTGTTATTGGTATTACTACTTAATAGTACCACAATAAACACGGGCTGAGATGAAATACACTATATAATAACAAAAAAACTCGCCCTTTTTGGGAGGGCGAGTATTGATGTTTTAAAAAAGCGACACCTGAAAATATTTTACATCCCGTTCGCTGGGATCGTTGCCAAAAAAAAGTTTCGAACCTAAACGTAAAACTATAATCTTATCTAGAGAAGTGCCGCTTTAGCGAAACTAGTTTATTACATTCGCTCATTTTTCTCCAGATATAAAAATATACACCGGCTAAAAGTGGTCAGCTATCCTCCTTTTTCATATTTTTCTCAACACATCCACAATAATTAGTCCTGTTTGCATTTTCTCCCGGATACCTTATTGATATGATCCCTCTACCATAACATATCTTGCATTTTTTACTAGCATAGAGTCTTGCAATATCTGGATAAATGTCTCTGGAAAATGTAGGTTGTCCTTTATCTATATGCATAGATGTCTCCTAAAATCTGAAGTGAAAAAAGAACCCATGAAAGGGCGCTGGGTAAACAGGCATTGGCTGTGGCTGTATAATGACAGGTGGCTGAACAATCACTGGAGGATAGTAACTTGGAACTCTGTAGTACCTAAAGTGGGGGTTAACAGGTCTATAATAATTATAAAAACCAAAACTATGTTTTTGTTCAACTCTTGGCTGCTGAGGCTGAGGCTTTTGCCACTGCTGCTTTCCCGGAATTGTAGGTCTTGCACTAGGAGGTCTAGTAAAATCCCTTGGCTGATTACGAACAACTTCAGGCTTGGGAGATTGTATTACTTTCCTTTGTGGAGGATCTGCAAGCGCGGGACTTACAGTAAAAGCAAAGATTGACATAAGTAAAATAAGATTTTTCATTTGTTTCTCCTTATAAAGTTAGATATATCTAACATATTAAACGTCAACCATAAAAAAAAGGGACGGAAAATCCGCCCCTTTTCCATAAATAAATTCCATTTTATTCGGTAGGTCTGAGTGAATCGCCTACGATCCAACTAACACCAATTGCAGCAATTGTATTAGCTGTTTCTTCTGGAATGCCTAAAGTGTCGTTAAGAATAACTACAACAACACTACCTACAGCAGTCCAAAAACGGCGAGATCTGATTAAGCCTTTTAGCTTTTCCATCACCTGTCTCCTTTATAAAACTATAAACATTAAATAATTATACCGTGAATATACTTACTTATCTAAATTATCATTTATTTTTTCAAGAGTTTCTACTATTTGTTGGTGCCTCTTGTCTTGTCTTTCTTGAACTTCGGTTAAGATTTTTTCATAGTGGTCTCGCTGATCTGAAAACTGGTCAGTAAAACTATCCTGCATATCAGACACTTGTTTCTGGTGATTTGGGAAAACAACTTTTGTTGTGTACCAGAGATACCATCCCAACAGGCCAGTGGCTGATATTGTTCCCCATTCAAAGCTTGGCATAGCGTCTCCTACCGCTACGAGAAAAGGAGGCAAAAATGCTAATAGGGCTTTCATATTGATAACCTTTGTGAAAAAAAGAGCGGGCGACGTTAATCGCCCACTCAATCGAGGATAAATTACCACAAGTATCTAGGATGGTATCCAGTTTGTACCGGAATCTGTCCAAGATCATACTGCAATTCACCGGGCTCTGTTGAGCTTGGGTTAGCAGCGTGGTCAGTGCCACTAGCTTTAAGTGTTGGAGCATTATCAACACCTGCGCTAATATTGTAACCGCCAGTATCTGCCACTGTTGGGGCAGAAGACCAAGCACCTGTGTACTCGTTCCAGTTACCTGCTCTAACTGCTGTCTTGTATAGGCGATTTCTAACAACTACGGCCTGATGAATTGAATCACCATTGGCAGAATCGCTAGCGCCAAATACTGCTGAAGTATTTGCTAAGCCTCCTAGGAAGCGCGTGGCTTTAACAATAACTCCACTTCCAGCTGAAAAGTTCCAAGTTCCGGCAGCATTAACAGCTACATTATTAACTCCAGAGACTACTGTAACAGGAGTATCAGCTGGCCCGAAAGCAACAGCATTTACATATGGGGTCTCGCTGAAAACTTCACCTCCCCAAATTGGACCCATGATAGATCCACCATCATTGTCCATACCACTAGGTTGACCGTCGTAAAAAGTTCCGGTCGTCGGAGTGGCATTAGTAATATTAGTAATAAAACCCATTTTTATAAAACCTTATTTAATTGGGCCATTACAAGTCCTTTTAATTCCTAATGAATGCAATCCTATCCTTTATGTGTTATACACTAAAAGATGAGTTTTTTAAAGTATATTTAAAGAATATATCCTTAAACCATAAACTTCTGAGTCAATAACTGTTTTATATTGATCGCCTAACCATATATAACCATTGCAAATGCTCTTTATGGAAGTCTTATTTTCAATAATTTTTGATGTTAACAGATTATCATAAATATCATCATTGTGAAATCCAGCAGACGGTATAATAAACTTACATCCCGCATCTTCTATAACTCTTGCTAATGTTATGTTTCTCTGTAGGCTATATAAGTTATGATGGATAATTACCCTCAATGTGCATTGATAATCATTGCAAACTCTAATGTGAGCCTCAATCTCTTTCATTAGATCAAAAAGCTTATCTTCTTTTGCGAGTATAGGGTTTAGAACAAGATCTATTGTATTAACATAGGTTTTTGCTATAGATAATGTTTCGTGCAGCCTAACCTTCTTACTGCCTGTACCAGTAGGATAATCAACAGGACACGATATTGATATGTCTAAGGGAGAAAGATCCTCGGACATCCTGTTAGCTAAGTAGAATGGTATGGACAATCCGTTTATACCAAGATCAATCGCTTCAAAGATAAGTTTGATCTGATGTCGTACATCATCAACATAACTTTTATTATAATTGCAAAATTCTAGATACATTCTTAACTATCTTATCTACTGTTTCCATACCTTTTTCACCAACTATATGGTCGCAGAAGCCATATTTGATACTATCCTCAGACGACATCCACCAGTCCTCTTTTGATTCTAGCTTTCTTCTTATATATGACTTAACCTGAGACTGCTTCTTGTTATTAAAAAACTCTCCAGTTTGCATACAAGGTTCAGTATACATCTGATAAGTTCTGGATCTTAGTATAGTATCCCATTGAGCTCCTGATAAAACTTGCCTGTATGTACCCTGTGTTGCGCTATACCCCTCATGTATCATCCAGTCACAATTTGGCATTGATATTCTTTTACCTTCAGGATAAGCTGCTTGGGGTATTAAACTAGCCATAGATGCCGCTATACCATAGGAGATAACCACAAACTTACAAGCACTATACTTAATAGCATCATATATTACCATCCCATCATACCAATCCCCTCCAAGGCTAAATGAATGGAGTATTATAGGATTTTTGGAGTCGGACTCTAGAAGTCTAAGATTTTTTAAGAAGTGAGTAGCTGTTTTTGTTACAACTTCAGAGTCTTCTGACTCTAATGGCAATAAAAACATTTCTCTAGTATGTCTTATATATCCGTTAAAGTCTAGGTCTTCGTTATCTTTTTTTATCATAAACTACTAAGTAAAGCCTCTCTTACAGATGACATTACATCCCTATCTACAAAGAGCTTTGCTACAGACATTCTAAATCTATAAGGAGTTAGTATATCTACAGTTTCCACACCTGCAACAGCCCCTATGATTTTGACATGTGACTTCAATATTTTGAAGTTACTATGACCTACCCAAAGCTTGAAGTGATTGCTAGCTAAAGATTGTTCTGTTAGTGGCATGATGCCAAATGGAGTCATAATACTTCTAACATGTGAGACTTTGTTATATGGCTCACCTAGGTCTTCAAAACTTATGTTGAGTTCGGCTAGTTCCTCTTCCGTTAATTGTTCAAGCAACTGTTGCTCTTCTTCAAGTTCCTGCTCATAAGCATCTATCCACTTTTCCCAATAAACATCAAAGTCTTTCGGATATTCAAAGTTTTCATTCATGGAACACCTCTCTCATTGCTTGACTTGAAAATTGAAAACTTGAGAAGGCTTGACAGCTACATTGTCATATTCAGAAGAAAAATTTTGCGAAGATTCAA